CTTGTCAGCGAAATGACGGGCACCGGACACCGCCGTCCTGTTGGGCTCGGCGCTTTCCACGGCGCGACCGCCGCTGCCGGGACTGTATGTCTCGGTGCCGCCGCCCTGCTGCTGCTTCATGTCCCCGGCCAACTGCTGCGCCCACTTGGCTGCAGTGCCCATCGCGCCCAGCGCATCGGTGCTGCCGCCATGCTGTGCACCACCCGAACCTTGCGCCATCAGCATGTATCCGCTGCTGTCGCGGGGCGCCGTCTGCCGCGGTGCGGGAGTGCTGCCACTCTGCGCGCGCTGCTGGGGCCGCGCTGCCTGGCTCTGAGCTGGCTTGGCCGCAGCCTTCTGCTGACCGCCGCCCGATGACGGGCGCCTGTAGTAGCTGTTGTCGTCGTTGCGCATCATGAGGTCGCTGAACTCCTCGTAGCTGTTGCCCACGTCGGCGCCGGCCTGGCGCATGTCGGACCACAGCTGCTTGCGGTTCTTGTAACCCTGCTCACCGGCTGCGTAAAAATCGTTGATGAACTTCTGCTCGCTGCCCCACTTGTCCATACCGTCCGCCTTGTAGGCGTTGTAGATGGCGCTGAGCCTCGATGGATTGTATGTCTTATTGCCTGGCATTATCCTGATATCTTTTTATTTCTTACTTGAATTTCAGACCGCCCACTGCCGACTTCTTCTGCTGCTGAGGGGTTTTGATACTGTTGTCTACATGCGGCTGCTCGAAAGTCACCGTCGTCGTCGTTCTGCCGCTGGCGTCCGTCTTCCTCTGCACTCTCTCCATACCTGGCCGCAGACCTCTAGAACTGCTGCTCTTGCGGCCGCCGCTCTTGCCGCCGCTCTTTCCGCCGCTCTTGCCTGTCCCCACCTTATTCGCACGCGTCTGGTTGGCCTGGGCGTTCACCGTCGCAGCTTCGGCCTTCTGCTTGGCCACGGCATCCTGGTTCTCCTGATGCTTCCGCTGCTGCTCGGTCTTCGCGTCGCCGTTCTTCATGCGCCACTGGCTCTCTGCCTCAAGTCGGGCCTGCCTCTCGCGCGACGCCTCAAGCTGCGCGTTGCGGTACTCGTCAAGCTGGCGCTGGCGTTCCCGCTCGGCGCGCTGGCGCATCATCTGTAGGTAGGCGTTGAGGTACTGCGTGTCGTGCTCGCGGTACTTCTTGTCGAGCTCGTCCCAGCGCTTCCTCATCGATTCCGACATGGAGTCTCCGCCGGCCACATAGGGCGAACCCCTGCGGATGTAGTGCATCTTCGCAATGGCGTTCAGACCATCGCCGAGAGCGGCGATTATCGCTGCCGACTTGCGCCGCTTCTCTTCCTTCGCAATCTCCTCGGGAGTCCTGCGCTTGTATCCGAATCGCTCAGAGAGAAACCTGTCAATCACCTCGCCGTCGCTCACACGGGGAGCCTTGCCGGCCTCCACCTCGTTGCCGTACTCGTCCTGAACCTTTACCGGACCGGCATTCGCCACCTGTTCTCGTGCCCGCTCCGCAGCCGTCTTGGGCATAAACGGATTCCGGTGCCCGTCAGCCACAGCGCCCACGGCAGTCCCGTTCACGCCCTGCTGGTTGAGGTCCGCAAACTTGTGGTCCAATTGGTCCTGCGTGAAGGTATAGTTGTCTGGGTTCGACGCATCCGTCCGACTATTCAGACCACTCTGATTACTCTGAACACTCTGCCCAGCAGGCCCCGCGGCCGTCTGCCCATTCTGCCCAGATTGCCCATTAAGCCCATTTTGCCCATTCTGCCCAGATTGCCCATTCTGACCAGGAGCCGCAGCCGTCTGCCCAGCCTGCCCGCTCTGCCCATTAAGCCCACCGCCAGCAGGAGCCGTCGGCGTCTCCGGATTGTAGAAATCTCCGCCCATGGCCTCAAGCTGCTTGCCTGTGAACGTATACCCGTTCGCTCCGCCGGGCGGGTCGCCCTGCCGAGGTGCCTTGCCTGGCTGCTGGCTCCTGCGGAATTGCCGTATTACATCTCTCGCACTCATGACTTACCCAATATGTTTGCTATGCTGTTGCCGGTGTTGCCCATCTCCGTGGCCATCTGCTGAACGGCCTGCGCCTTCTGCATCCGAAGCTCGTTCTGCGCGTCGGCCAACTTGTCGCGCTGGGTCATGTACTGATTCTCGATCGCGTCCTTCCGCTTGTCACCGGCTAGTGCTATCTGGCTCGCCGCGTCGCTCATCGCCTGGGCATTGGCGGCACGCTCGGCGGCCACACTCTCGTCGGTACCGCCCATCACGGCCTGCGTAGCGGCGGCCTGACGGTTCCTGTTCTGAATGGCCTGGCGCGTCATCTCAAGCACACGCTGGGCATCGGCGCGCTGCGTCGCGTCCTCATTGTAGCGCATGTTGTACCAGTCCTGGTTCTCGCGCTGGCGCCGCGCAAGGTCGGCCTGCACCTGGCGCATGGCTTTCATTGAGCTGATGCCGCCGGCTATCGTGCCGCCCAGCTTCAGCGCCTGTCCTGCTATTGCTCCTATCATAAGAATTAATTTTTACGTACTTTCCGCAAATCTATTAACTTATCTTCGCACCAAAACCCTAAACATTAATTATGCCGCAGAAAATTAAACGCGAACACGATTGGTCACGCAAGGGAACACCGAACAAAATCACAGCCATCACACGCGACACGTTCGGCGACTTCCTCACAAGATACTTCAGCAGCGAGAAGGGATTCACAAAAGACTGGGAACAGCTCTCGCCGCGCGAACGCGTCTACGCAATGATACAAATGGCGAAGACCGTAGTGCCGCAGCCGAAGTCCATCGACATCAACGTGACACAAGTGAACAACATCTCGCTGCAGCGCTCGCTCGCAGAACTGGCATTGGAGGACGAGGAATGATACTCAAGGATATCATAAACGACACGTCCAACCGGCGGAAACATTTCGTCGGCGGCATCCTCTGCGCGCTGCTGCTCACCATCCTCTTCGCCGCGGGCGTCGCCACGGGAATGGAATTCAAAGACCGGCGCCACGGCGGCATCTACGACTGGCGCGACTGGCTCGCCACCATCCTGGGCGCCGTCATCGGACAGGCCATCCAAATAGCAATCATCATAATACTGACATAACCATGTAAGAGAAACAACACCGCACCCCAATCCACAACCCCTACACCTTCGACCCGTTCGAGCCGCACCCACGTGACCTCGAGAGCGCCATCGGCCGCTTTCTCGGCCTCCTCCTCGGCCTCGGCATCGCCATCACCATCTGCGGAATCATCAGCATACTGTCAGCATAAACAGCACCCACAATGCCCATAATGCCCATAAAGCCCACAGCACCCATAAAGCCCACATCGCCCAAAATGCCCACAATGCCCATCCCGCCCATAATGCCCATTCAGATAATTCAGATAAATCCGTAGTCTAGAATAGATAAATCCGTAGTCTAGAATTTCCCCTTGTGCCTCACCCTCCAAAGTATTATTTTCGCGCTCTTCGGCTCCAGATAAAAACAGGGAGCCGGCGAATTCACCACATCGAACACCACCTGGCACAGCGGCATCCGGCAACCACGCAGCCGCTCCACACACCGCCGGTATATCTCCTCGTACATCGCGCGCCGCTGCGGCATCATACCCGCCAGGCTCCCGCCGCGCAGCATCTTGCCCACCACCTCGGCCGCACGCTCCTCGCTCACCCAGAAACGCTTGCTCGGCTTCGCCACCACCTTCTCGCACACTTCGTCCAGGCGGATGTAGTCCACCTCGCCGAGCACCTCCCTGTACGCGCGCAGAAGGTCCGCGTCCCGCTCATCACCGAAGTCGCTGCGCCGCTTCATATGCTCGCCTCACTTATGATTCTCTTCCTCCTCACCGTACCGGCACCTTGCCGCTCCTCGCGCGGCAGGTCCATCTCATTGAAGCAGATGTGCAGGCCGATGGCACGCGTCATCAGAAGGTCGTCATGCTTGCCGGGGATGGCGCCGTAACTCCCGTTCTGCCTGCGCTCATAGCTCAGGTATTCGTCAAGGCACCGCTCGTCGCGCTCCACATACAGCCGCTCCCTGATGCACTCCACAAGCGTCGATATCACCTCGGGCTTCGTCTTCACGTTGGTATGGAAACCGTATTTCCTCGGCGCACCTTCCCTGATTTCCTCTGCGCTCTGCTTCCGCGCGTACAGGTTGTCGTACACGTCCCTTATCTGACTGAGCACATAACCGCTCTGGTCGCCGTCCACCTCCCTGTCCCTTTCATGGGTCTCAAGCGTGTTGCTCTCTATCACCAGCAGCGCGTTGTCGTACCACGCGGCCACCTGCGCCGCCTTCCACGCCAGCAGGTCCATGTCGATGTGGCCGTACCACTGCGCCACCACCACTGGCTTGTCGCCGTCCATCATCCATATGCGGTCCAGCACCAGGATCACACTCCAGTCGGCCTTGCCGCTGCGGCCGCCGATATCCACCACCACAAGGTAGCGGTCACTGATACCGGCCTTCTCGGGCTCCTCCCACACCCACAGCGCACCCTGGCGGTCGGACACGAAACGCAAACCGCGGAGGGCACTCTCGCCCTTGGTGCCGGCGCCCACCACGTCGCCCACGCTCACGGGCGGCTTGCACGCGGCACGGAACGCCTCCACCTTGTAGCGGTCGAACACCCTAGCACCGCTGTACACGAACGCCTCCACATCGTCGCTCGGATACTCCGACGCCATGTCGCCGTCGTCGTTGTACTTCGACCGCTCAAGCACGTACCAGTTGATGGCCTCGAGTGTGGCGCCCTGCGTCTCCCACAACCACCACAGGTAGCGCCCGGTGGCCTCGCGCGTGCTCGGCGCCGTGTCCATCTCGCGGCGCTCATACAGCGTCCGGGCAAAGACCTCGCGCGCCTCGTCACTGGCGAATGGCTGCGAGTACTGCTCTATCTCATACCACGCCACGAACAGACTGCGGAACTGGCTCCTGCAGGCCTTCGCCGCGTCATACTCGCGGTGGAAAAAGTTGCCCACGCCGTTGGCCGTCGACTCATACACTATCATCGTGTACGGCTTCAGCAGGATGCCCGAGCACGCCGAGCGCACTATCTTCTCCGGCGTGTTCTGGTCGGTACTCTTCCACAGCGCCACCTCCGAGCAGTGCACTAAGTTATAGTCCCCGCCGCGCGCCGAGTCGGGGGCCTCCGCCGAGCCGACCTTTATCTTGCAGTTCCGCTGCGGCACACGCTTGATGCTCTGACTGCCGCCGACACCCTCCATCTTCGTCTCAGTCAGACTGTAGTCCTCGCCCATCTTGTGGAGCAGGCGAACGGGATACGCCTTCAGCATCCTGTCGTACATGTCCTTGATATCAAACGACGTGTCCTTCAGGTGCGCCACTATCAGACTGTTCAGGCCCACCTTATGCACCAGCTGCAGCCACGCCATGTATATCTGCGTACAGGTACTCCCGCCCCACTGACGGGCCTTAAGAATGATCAGGCGAATCGGCTTTCCGGCCAGCCGCATCTCCTCCAGCGCCGCCACCAGCTTCCGCTGCGGCCTGTTCAGTTTGAACCGCACATCGCCGCCGCCGCCCTTCGCCTTGATGTACACATACATCCTGCACCAGAACGCGAAGTCGTAGCGGCACCGGATGCGTATCAGCTTCTCCACCACCTCGGCACGGTTCTCGTCCGTCACCGCCTGGCCCAGCCCGATGAGCACGCCGTCCACACCCACCTTCGCCGCGCTCGACACCAGCGGCACGTCCATCATCGCCCTGGGCACCCACATCACACGAAGAGGAAAGCCCACTATCTCCACGCGCACGCGCTCCATCCGACTCCCCTCCCCCGTCACCGGGTTCCACTTCTCCGACAACTCCGCAAGCCGCCGCTCATCCTCCGCCAGCATACCGGCCACCGCCTCCGTCTTCTCCATCAGCATACCGTCCACCGTCTCTGTCCTCTCCGTCATCTCTCTCTCATCCATTATTGCTATCACGATTATTCAGATACCCATCAAGCCCATTGCGCCCATCAAGCCCAAATTGCCCATTCAGCCCACATCGCCCTTCCTACCCATTCAGATAAATCAGACAAATCCGTAGTTTTAGAATAACAAATCCGTAGTTAAAAAAATCAGAAGCATCCGTAGTCTAAATCCGTAGTCACTAGAATCTCCGCCAGCTCCACACCGCCAGTGTCGCCACCCACGTATACGCCCGCGCGTCGCCGAAGCTCATAGCCTTCTTCAGCGCCGCCTCCTTCGTCTCGTGCAGCTCACTGCACACCTCATACCGCTCAAGGCCCCTGAGCTTAATCACATTCACCCAGTACCGCCTCGGTAACATCCTTCTCAATCTTTTCGCAATTTTCATAATCCTGTATATTTATTCAAAAATAAAATTTGGGACAATTCCTCAGACCGCTATCCGTTAACGCACGCCGCGCTTCACCCTGTACTTCTCGCCCAGGCGTGCCGCCACGGCCTCTTCTTTTGCGCTCTCAGCCTCTTTCGCCATCTCCGCGGCCACTTTATCGGCCGCAGCCTTTTCGGCCGCCACAGCGGCTCGTTTCGCCTCCTCGTGCTCTTCTATCTCCCGCAGCGCATCGCCGTACTGCTCAAGGTCCATCGAGCACGCGCTCTTCGCCGCCGCGTTCAGATTGTCCTCCGTCTCCAGGTGCCGGTTGATGGCCGTCAGCGCCAGCGAAATCTCCTCGTTGTTGTTGAAGGCGTTCACCATGCCGTCCTCCTCGCGCAGCAGGGCGTGCGTCACGGCCTGAAGCTGAAGGCATATCCCGTCCATCCGCGCGTAGGAATAAAGCTCCCTGAACTTGCGTATCCTGGTCTGCTTCTCAACACGGGCGAAAAACTCCTCGTGGAAGTCCTTCGCGTTGTTGGCCAGCACGAGAGCCAGCAGGCACCTGCTACACTCCGCCAGCAGCGGCACCTTCCGGAACGAAAGAAACCTGTGGATGGTGTTGTACAAGATAAAGACCTTGGTCTCAAGTTGGCTCTGCATCGCCATATTATAATCCACCCACAGCGAGTACTTCTCGCGGTAAGCTTCCTTCACCACCTGCTCGTAGCGCCGCGCGGCCTTCACCGCAAGGTTCGTCGACCGCTTCACCGTCTGACGGAAACAGGGCTTGCCGTCCAGGGCGTCGTAGGCGTCATACACGGCGGTCACGGCCAGCATGTCGAGCACACTCCCGATGGAGTTGTACTGCTTCGACACCTCCATCCAGCCCCGCTCAAACTGTTCCTGTGTCATAGGGCCTCCACCTCCTTCCGCATCATGTTGATCTCGGCGTTCACCGCCGCTATCAGATTGTGGTACACGCACCGGGGCAACACATAATCGCCCACCACCACATCGGTGTCGCGGCTCAGCTCACTGCGGATGGCCTCCAAGGCGGGCAGCTCGCGCGCTATCTGCGCGGCCCTCTCAAGATTCGATATCTTCATTCTTCGCCTCCTTCCTCGGCATACCACCTGCCATCGTCACCCTCGCACAGCCAGTCACCCTCGCGCACCAGGAAACCATCGGCGTAAGGATTCTTCGTGTCGTTCGTCACCAGCACCGCAAACGGCTGCCCTATCTTCGTGGCATACACCACACAGTCCAGGCGCCACAGGTACGCTATGTGCTCACTCTTCACTTCTATTCGCTGTTTCATCATCCTCTCCTTCCCCGGCGTCCTCTGCCGCCGCCTCGTTAAACCGGGCGAGCGCTTCACACACTTTGTCGTAAAGCGCTTTAGGCTCCTCGTTCGTCACAATCGACGCCACGATACCGGCGGCCAGCAGACTCTGGCTGCCGCTCGCGGCCAACATCGTCTTCGGCTCGTCGCCGTTGCAGTCCACTGCCACGCAAAGGACAGCCTTCCCGCTGCCCTCCACCGAGCACTCCTTGTCCACATATCTCACCATCCCCTCCGCTATCCGGAGGAATTCAGTCGTTGCTTGTTGCTCTTCGTTATTCATGTTTCTCTGGTTTAGGTTCATTGATTACATAGTCCATTGTGGCCTCCAGCAGTTCGTATGCATACTGCCTCGCATCGGCCACGCTGTCGAAGAAGATGCAGATGCCATCGGGCGGCCGGCGGTATCGGTCGGTGAAGGAGACCTTGATGGCCGTGCCGAACTTGGTGATTTTGATGTTATGTTTCTTGGTCATACGGCATCCATGTGCATTAGTAGGAGCAGTTGGTTGAGCTGCTCGATGGTGGTGATGGTCTCACGGATGCAGGCGTGGCTTTTTGGCCAATCGATCACCTCGACGGCGTCGAGTTTCCCGTCATGCCTGAACGACACGCTGACCTGATGGTCGGGGTCGTCGCCCTTGGTGCATACAATCCGTATCAGTCTTTCCTCCCGACGGAATCCCCGCTCTTCAAGTGTCTGAGGGGTGATGGGCGTGGAGCGGTCTTCGATGTAGGTGTCGAGAAAGTCGATGAACTCCTCGGCGGTTTTCTGTAGTTCTTTCATTTTGGTTCGGTGTTTTGGTTTTCTAATATGGCCCCTATCTTTTGGTATAGGGCGATGAGCAGCTCCTTGTAGATGTCATCGTAGATGTCCCATGACTTCTTCTGCACGTCTATCAGTATCTCGGTAGCAGTGTCGTTGATGACTCGGCGGAATGCCTTTTTCTCGTCTTTGTTCATTTCAACAGTCCTTTCTCTTTAAGTATCTCGAGCATCTCGGTCAGCAAGTCAATAGGACTATGAGCCGTTATCCCAAAGATGGCATTGCCACTACCATCTTCTCCAATGGCCTTATAGTAGGCTGTGTAGAAGGAGGTTTTTTTCATAACAAAGTAATAGTCGACACCATCCACGGTGATGAACGGCGGCATCTTTTGGAGAAGGTCATAGAGGGTGTCATCCTTGCAAGTTTTTTCAAAATTATCATGAATTCTTTGTTTGAGTGATTTGAGCCATTTTGTATCAATGGTATCAACACCACCCATAAGACCCTTGCCTTGAAGCTCAACAATGCAAGATTGTAGTCTTTTCTCATCCTCATCAGTCCACTTTGATTTACCTTGCTTTTCAAGCCAAGCAAGAACTTGATAACCATAAACACCATTCCAATCACTCATATCACATTGTTCTCCAAAATATTCAATAAGTGATTTTCTTATCCTCTCATCATCTGACTCTGCAAGTTCGGGAAAGAAATCTTGAACGTCAGTCCTTGTTATTAAAGGATCAATGCCATGTTCCATAAAACGTCTGAGTTTATTTACAACATTGTCATATGCTCTTGCTTTTTCTTCTCTTGTCATTGTTATTCATTTTCGTTTATTACTTCTCCTGTTTCAATCACATATCCTTGTTGTCCACATTGAGGACATTCAAGGTCTTTAAGCAAAGTATCAGTTGGTCTTACTGCAATCCAACGATGTTTGCAGTTAATACAGATAACCTCACTGACTTTATGTGGCAAGTTCTCGTCAATACTTATTTCCATTTTATATTATTATCATTTAACCATATAATGCTTTCTACAACATTGTCTAGTAAAGTATCTTTTTCAAAATCATACGGAAACTGAGAGTGATATAAATCACCAAGTCTTACATATCTTGGCATTTTATCAGCCATATCAATTTTTAATTCATAGTCACGGTCATCAAGTTCATCATAAATGCTTAATGGCAATACATCAAGTAACGCAGCAAGTGACCAACATGGAATATCTGCATTTTCAGGCTTAGTTCCAACCCACATTTGATTTCTCGCAGCCTGTGGATTACAACTATAATACCATCCCATATC